ATGAGACCTGAGGAGTTGATTAGACAGAAAATCAAAGAACGCGGCATGACAATGGCCGCGGCAAGCAAAATGTCAGGCGTGAAGTATTCGCGCCTGCAGCCGGCACTGAACGGTGCTGGAGAATTGAGAGCCGACGAATACATCAGTTTGTGTCTGCTGCTGAGCGTGGATCCCCGCGCATACAGAAATGCAGGGTGAAGATTATGACGAAAGAAGAAGCGAGGGCGCGGCTGAAAAAGCAGATCAAGGCAGAGTACGGGACTGAAAAATCCTTTGCCGTCGCGATGGGATGGCAAAGGCAGAAGGTCAGTTATCTTGTAAAAGGCACTCGCGGCACAAGGTTTTTGAGGAGGCTACGGCATGGGCAAAAGCAAAAGCGCCGGTGGGCACCGTGATGACACATCCCCTATTTCAGACTTTGAAAAATTCATGGTGGAAGCGTACCGCCGCATGGACGCGGAACAGAGAGCGTTCCTGCGGGCCGCGCTGGTAGGTACGCTGACAGGGAGGGCGTATGTGGGTTCGTAAAGAGGTACACCGCCGCAAGGACGGCGGTGTGACCATAAAGCCGCGGTTCGTCGGCTGGAAAAGAAAGCCCCGCCGCAAGCGGCGGGACAATCACAGGACGCGGCGGGCGCTTATCCGCCAGCACCGCGGTCGATGAGGAACGTTTCGGGCCGCAGTACGCCGCAGGCGTAGGGCAGGCCGGGGATGTAGGACTTCAGCCGGTGGCGAAGCTCGCTGGGAGAGCAGGACGCCCCGATCTGAAAGGCGCGGTCAAACACCGGGATAGCGCCGCCGAGCGCGCCGGACTTCAGCATGGATGGGATAAGCGCCTCCGGCGGTGGATCGCGGAACACAAGGAGCATTTCACAGTAAGACAACATCTCACCACCTTTCGCTGCCAGTATAGCACGGCGGCGGGGCGGGCGCAAGAGAGGAGGGCAGGACATGACGAACATAGAACAGCTGCCTCGGCTGCTGACGGTGCCGGAGGTGTCGGAGCTGCTGGGCGTCAACCAGGGGAAGGTACATGAGCTACGGAAAAGCGGTCTGCTGCCCTTCCTGAAGCTGGGCGCTTACAAGTGCCGCCCGGAGGCGCTGGAGGAATTTCTGGCGAAATGGGAGGGCTGGGACATTTCAAACCCCTACCAACCGTGCGAAATGAACCCGGCGGAGGCCGGGGGCAAATAATCAACAACAGGAGGAAAAACAACATGAAACATGAGACTTTGACCATTTGGAGCGCGGAGGACTTTGCCCGCCCGGAGAAGATGGCGGCGCTGCGCGTGGGCGACGAGGTCGCCTTCCAACTCAAGAACGGCAAGGATGCCGCCTTTGTGGTGGCGGACATCGCCGACGGCGTCCTCACCGGCTGCCTTTTTAAGGGCGTGCGGGACATGGCCATGTACGACGGCCGCCGCTGGTGGAACACGGACTATGTGAACTACCCGGAGAGCGACGCCAGAGAACGCCTCAACGAGGAGCTCCTGCCCCTGCTGCCGGACGAGCTGGCGGCACTGTTGGTGGAGCGCACCATCACCCAGACGGTGGACGGCGAGGTGTACACCTGCACGGACAAGCTGTGGCCCCTGTCCGCGGTGGAGGTGTTCGGCAAGGACGCGCCGGACTGGATGCAGCGGGACGACACGCCGGACAAGCCCCTGCCGTTCTTTGCCGAGAGCCAGAGCAACCGGAAAGCGTACCTGTGGTTTGCCTGGCTGCGCTCGCCGTATGCCAGCAACAGCAACTATTTCTGCGGTGTGACCACGTCGGGCACCGCGACCAACGGCTATGCCAGCATTTCGCTTGGCGTGGCCCCCGGCTTTCGCGTCGGCATCAAGGCCAAGACGGCGGAGCCGGCGCAGGACTGATCGAAAAGGCCATCCCCCGGCGCAAGCCGGGGATACGAAAGGAGCAGAGCATGAACAAGAGAAAGAGCCGCGGTGCCAAGTTCGCTGAAGGGGAGCGGGCGGTGTGCCTCACCCCGGCGGCTGCGGAGAGAAACGGCGGGCACCCGCCCGTAGGCACGGTGCTCCGGGCCACGAAGCGGAACGGCGCGTGGGCCTACCAGGTGCAGGTACGGGACACGGACCGCATCGAGACCTGGTCGGAGGACACGATGGGGAGGCTGACGGTATGAGCGCCTTCGGATGGATATGCGCCTATATCGGCGCGGCGTGGCTGGCCGGAACGGTGCTGAAATGCGTGGAGGCGCTGGGCCGGTGACAGAGACACGGATGGAACGGAACCGGCGGGCGCGGGCCTACAGCCACGCCTGCCGCATCCGGCGGCTGCGGAACGCCCTGTGGGCGGTGGCCGCCGTGCTGACGGTGCTGCTGGCGGTGGAGCTGATCTGGCTGCTAAGCAGCAGACCGGCGCCGGAGGGCACCGCGCAGGAGCCACAGGAGATGGCGGTCCTGCTGGAGCCGGAGGTCACGGAAAGCACCGGCGTGTTCACGGTGACGGGCTACTGCGCCTGCTGCACGCCGTACAGCCATCTCAACCGCTGCGGCGACCTTGTGCTGACCGCCAGCGGAGAGTGGGTACACCCCGGCGAGGCGGTGGCGGTGGATCCGGACATCATTCCGCTGGGCAGCACCGTGGCCATAGGCGAAAAGACCTACAGGGCGCTGGATACCGGTGTGTACGGCTATGTGGTGGACATCCTCATGTCACATGAGGATGCCGCCGCTGCCGGCGCCAGAAGGGAGCTGGTGACATGGAAAACCGACCTAAGACAGGGAGAAACGCCGAGCTGAAGCCCTGTCTGAACTGCGCCGAGCGATACATCGGCTGCCACGGCCGGAACGAGGACGGGAGCTACCGCTGCGGGAAGTACGCCGAGGTGGAGGCCGCCAGGGCCGAGGAACGGGTAAAACTGGCCGCCTACCGGCGGGAGAAGGAGATAGACCGCTACCAGCGGCACAAGATCAACGAGTACAGCGCAAAGGCCGAAAAGGCCCGGCTGTGCGGAAGGGGACGGTGAGCATGGCCGAGGGAAAGAGCAAGAAAGACGATTTCCTGTGGTGGGTACAGTGCGAGGGCCACTACGACGTGCCGGTGATCGCCCCCAATTGGGAGCTGGCCACGGTGGAGGCGGCGCACCTGTGGGGCGTGCCGTGGGCCAAGGTGGCCGCCCGATGCGAGCTGCGGGAGAAGCTGCCGGTGGTGCGGAACGTGTGCCAGCGGTGCGGCAAGATTTTTCACGGCTCCGGCCCGCTGTGCGACGACTGCATCAGTATCATCCGCATAGAGGAGCAGCGGAAGGCCGCCGCCAGAAAGGACTACTTCCGGCGGCTATATGCCGGACACTGAGGGGCCGGGCGAGAGACAAACAGACAAACAGGAGGAACTGTGCGATGAACGAGTATTTGGACAAGGCGCTGGAGAAGCTGCGCGGCGCCAAGGCGCCGACGGGCCAGCGAGAGGCCGTCGTGTTCAAGCCGGTGGTGGCGGCGCTGGAGGACTTCTGCCGGCAGGACGCAGAGTTCGCCCAGGCAGTGGTACAGGGCGGCAGCGTGGAGGATTGCGTCAAGACCGTGCTGAAGGGCGTGGGCGGCAGCCTGAGCGACCTTGAGGCCTACAAGCGGGCGGCGGCGTTCTTCTTCCCCGGCTGCGTGGTGACCATGAAGCTGACCATTGCCATGTGCGAGCATGACGTAGTCCCGGCGGCACCGCAGGAGCGCAAGGCTGTGGTGCTGGATCTGGCGGACTTTTGGTGAGCGCCATGATGGACGAAAAGGAGAGGGCCTCCGCGCTGGAGCGACTGGCCCCGAAGCCCACAGCGCAGGAGATGGAGGCGGTAAACGGACTGTTCCGGCACTTCCTGTTCAAGCGCTGCGGCAAGAGCGAGATATGGACTACCTGCTGCCGACGGCATGCCTTCGTCAAGCCGGACACGGACAACGCCGACGAGCTGCGCGTCCTGTGCGCGCCGCACACGCCGGAGCCCCGGAACGGCTGGGACCATTCGCCCACGGTGAAAAGGCGCTGCAGGTGCCCCTACTGCGGCGCGGAGGTCACGGTTAAGGAGCTGCGGTACTCCGGAGGGCGGGCCAACCTGTGGAGCTTCCGGCGGGCGGTCATCCTGCGGCAGTGGCGGGGCGCCCTGTGGGCCACGGCGTGGGACTGCGACAAGAACTACAGCCGCGTCGGCATGAACGGTGAGCCGGTGCTGACGGAGCTGCCGGAGATGAAGCTGTTGGGCGTGTACCGCTTCACGCCGGGCGTGGCGGAGCAGGCCACGCGGCCATGGTGGTGCAGCGGCGGCACACCCATGAGCTACCGGCGCCAGACCACGCCCGGCAAGAGCAACGGACGCAAGGGCGGGATGTGGCAGATCCACTCGCCCTACACCTACTGCGCCGAGCTGGGCGCCGGGTATGACGTGATCGGACTGCTGGAGCCGGACAAGGGCTTTATGCGCTGGTGCGGCCTGAGAAAGATACATCTCCCCTCGGACGACTTCATTGAGCTGCTGACGGCGTGCTGCTTTTACCCCCGCCAGATCGAAATGCTGGTGAAGCTGGGGCTGGAGGACGCGGTGAAGGACCTTGTGGGGCGCGGCGTGCGGAACGCCGACATCATCAAATGGGACGCGGACAAGCCCAGGGACTTTATGAAATGCACGCCGAAGGAGGCAATGGCGGCGTGTTCCGCGAGAGAGCCGCTGCGGGTGCTGCGGCTGTATATCCGGCACAGGGATACGCCGCTGAAAATGACCATGGAAACCGCGGCGTGGCTCGCTGAGGCGACCATCGGCCGCGGCGAGGAGAACTACGCCGTGCGCCTGCTGAAGCGGCTGGACATCACGGCGGAGAAGCTGACGACCTATCTGGAAAAGAACCGGGTAGCGCTGCAGGAAGGCGGCAGGCCCGGCTCCGGCACCCGGAGAGGGGTGCTGCAGCTGTACAAGGACTATCTGGACGCGGCGGAGAACTGCGGGATGGACATGGAGAACCCGCTGATCCTCATGCCGCGGGACCTTGTGGAAAAGCATGACCGGGTGACAGCGGCGTGGAGCGCCATACAGCGCCAGTACCGGAAGGCGGAGGACACAGCGGCACAGAAAGCCGCCGAGGAGGCCTACAGGAAGCGGCTGCGCGCCCTGTCTGAAAAGTATCTATTCTGGACGGACGACTTCCTTATCCGCGCACCGGTCAACGCCGATGAGATCGTGGACGAGGGCAAGGCGCTGAAGCACTGCGTAGGCGGTTACACTGTCCGGCACATGACGGGAGCGACAACCATCCTGTTCCTGCGCCGGCGTGACAGGCCCCACACGCCGCTGGCGACCATCGAAATGAACGGCAACACAGTCGTGCAGGTACACGGCTACCGGAACGAGCTGGAGGGCTGCGCCGACAACCCGGACCGGGAGAGCGCCAGAAAGCTGTACGCCGGGGTGCTGGATCCATGGCTGAAATGGCTGAAGGCCGGCAGCAAACGAGATGAGGACGGCAGACCGAAGCTGTCGAAAAAGAGAGCGAGGAGGAACGCGGCATGAGTATGTATGACATGGTAGACACCACGCCGGAGGGGTATTCTGAGGGCGAGGAACTGAGCAAGATGTTCAGCGAGGATGATATGAGCGAGGCCTTTGAGGAGCGCGACATCGACGTCATCACGGAGGAGATCAACTTCTACAAGCAGCAGGCCGGCATGGCCATTCTGGAGATCGGCAAGCGGCTGGTGGAGGCCAAGGCGCAGCTCTCCCACGGGGAGTGGCTGCCGTGGCTGGAGAAAAAGGTGGAGTTCTCTGAGCGCAGCGCGCAGCAGTATATCCGGCTGTGGAAAGAGTACGGCAAATCCGCAACCGTTGCGGATTTGGGCGTGCGGAAAGCGTTGGTACTGCTGGCTTTGCCGGAAAATGAGCGCGACAGCTTCGCCGGTGAGACACACGCGGTGGACGGCGCGGAAAAGACCGCCGCGGAGATGACGGTGAAGGAGCTGGAGAAGGCCGTGGCGGAGCGCAACGCTGCCCGCCAGGAGGCGGAGCAGGCCAAGGCGGACCTGTACGCCGCCCGTGAGGCCGCAAAGGAGGCACGGGACCATGTGGAGGCCTTGCAGGGAGAGCTGGAGGCGCTGAAGAACCGCCCCACGGAGGTGGCCATCGAGCAGAAGGACGCCACGGAGGAGCAGCTGGACGCCGCCCGGCAGGAGGCCGAGGCAGCAGCTGCCAGGCGGGTGGCGGAGCTGGAAAAGGCACTGGAGCAGGCCCGCGGCGCTGCCGCGGCGGCCGAGGACAGGAAGGAGACCGCAGAGGCAGCGCTTCAGGATGCCGAACGTGAACGCGACAGCGCGCTGGATGCCGCCAAGGGCTACAAAGCCGAGGCGGAGGCCGCCCACAAGCTGGCCGCTGCCGCCAGCAACGAGGGCATGACCAAGTTCAAGGTGGTGTTCGATCAGACGGTGGAAAACGTGAACACGCTGGCCGCGCTGCTGCAGGCGCTGCCGGACAGTCAGCGGGAGAAGCTGCGGCGGGCACTGCTGGCACTGGCTGACCAGGTGCGGAAGGTGGGCGCGTGATATGGCGGAACACTGCGGAAGCTGCGTGTGGCGCTCCGGCCGGGCCGGATACAAATGCGACTACGCCGGCAAGACGGACCATACGCGAAAGGCGGAGTCTCCGGACGGCTGTACCTACTACCTGCGGGGCGACATCGTAACGGACGACCGGACAGCCCAGCGGCTGTATCGCAAGGTCATGGCAAAGAGAAAAGCGGCGGGGCTGGCGTGAGCCGCCCCGCACCGCCCTCTTTTGAAAGCGGCTGCCCGATGACCGGGCGGCGGCTTTGAGGAGAGGAGGCGAGGGTGTGAACCTGCGGAACCCGAAGGAATACTGCGAAAACCTCTTGTGGATACGCACAAAAAAACAGACGATGGCGCGCCTGCGCTTCAACGACGCGCAGAATAACCTGTACGGCGTCATCCGCCGGCAGGCGGCACAGGGGAAGCCCGTCCGTCTAATCGTCCTCAAAGGACGGCAGGAGGGTATCTCCACGGTGACGGAGGGGCTGATGTTCCAGGACACGGTGACGCGCCCCAACGTAAAGACGCTGATCGTGGCCCACGAAAACACGGCCACGGCCAACCTGTTCAAAATGAACAAACTGTTCTACGACAGCCTTCCGCCCGGCGCGCAGCCTATGCGGAAGAACTCCAACGCCAAGGAGCTGGTGTTCGAGAACCCCACCAAGGACGAGAAAGAGAAGCGCCGCCGGCCGGGCCTGCGGAGCTCTATCCGCTGCCAGACGGCGGGCAAGGGCGGCGTAGGCCGAAGCGACACGCTGACCAATGTACATATCTCCGAGTACGCCTTCTGGCCCAAGAACAAGGACGAGCTGCTGCTGGGCATCATGCAGGCGGTGCCGGATGAGCCGGACACGATGGTGGTCATCGAGTCCACCGCCAACGGCTACGACCACTTCAAAACCCTATGGGACGACGCGGTGGCAGGCGTCAACGCATGGACGCCGGTATTTCTGCCGTGGTATCTGGAGCCGGGGTACCGAAAGAGCGTGCCGGAGGGCACCGTGTGGGACGAGGAGGAGGAAGGCCTCCGGCGGGACTTCGGGCTGGACGATGAGCAGCTCATGTGGCGCCGCTGGTGCATCAAGGCCAACTGCGGCAACGACGCGGCCATGTTCCGGCAGGAGTATCCCAACACGCCGGACGAGGCGTTTCTGCTCAGCGGCGAGGGCTACTTCGACAACGCGGCACTGGGCCGGCAGCGGATGCACGCACCGGCGCCCGACTCCGTGGGCTGGTTCGTATTCGACGAGCCGGCGGAGCCGGGGGCGGCGCCCCGGAACTGGCGGTACGAGCCCGGAGAGACCGGGGCGGTGCGTATCTGGCAGACGCCGGAGAGGGGCGTGCCCTATGTGCTGGGCGGCGACACAGCCGGAGAGGGCAGCGACCGCTTCACCGCCTTTGTACTGGACAACCGCACCGGGGCGCAGGTGGCAGAGCTGCAGATGCCCTTGTCTGAGATACAGTATGCCAGGCAGATCTACTGTATGGGCCGGTATTACAACGATGCGCTGACGGCGGTGGAGGTCAACTTCTCCACCTATCCGGAGAAGAAGCTGGAGGAGTGGCACTACCCAAAGCTCTACCAGCGGGAGCGCTTCGACACCTTTAAGAATGTGATGGTAAAGTCCCAGGGCTGGGTGACGTCCCCCAAGACGCGGCCCCAGATGCTGGCCACGCTGCACACGGTGATGGACGAGGAGCCGGGGCTGGTGGTGTCGGCGTGGACGCTGGGGGAGATGATCACCTTCGTGTACGACGAGAACCGCAAGCCGCAGGCGGCGGTGGGGGAGCACGACGACCTTGTGATGGCGGCGGCCATCGCCCACAGTGTCCGGCCCCAGCAGCGCTACACGGCGGAGGCCGAGGCGGCAGACCGGCGGCACTGGACGCAGGATATGTGGGAGGACTGGCGCCGGGCTAATCTGGCGACGCGGAAGCAGTTGGAAGCGGAGTGGAAACGCTCCAAAAAATAAAAACAGGAGGAATGTGCGAAATGGATTTCTTTAGTATCGTATGCGGCGCGGCGTCGCTGCTGTGGCTGGCGGCCGGTGCGCTGGCGGTGGAGGACCGCTGGCGGCAGCGGCGTCTGACCAAAAAGAGCGAGGAGGCGCTGGACAAGCTGCTGGAGGAGGTGTTCTGCGATGAGCAAGACGACTGAGCTGATAGCGGCGTTGCGGTGTTCGAGTTCAGTACCATCGGCGCAGCTGGACTGTAGAACTTGCGCTTTTCACATGGAAGAGACGGTTGACGGCAAGGACTATGCGGGCTGTGAATGTGATCGCATTTTGGTGGATGCCGCCGACAAGATCGAGGGGTTGGTGGATCGCTGCGCCCGGTACGCCGAGGCGATCGCGGTGCTGCAGGAAAAGAAGTGGGTGGACGTCCGGGAGAAGCTTCCGGAGCGGGACGGACACTACCTGTGCAGGTATGTGTTCGGGAGCGGAGGAAAAGGGTTCTACGGAACGCTCGACTACTACGCCATCGACCCAAGGCCGCACTTTCAGCACGAGGGGTCACACGGAATGAATGTGACACACTGGATGGACATCCCGGAGGTGACGCAGGGTGAGTAAGGCTGTACTTATCAGCATCCGCCCGAAGTGGTGCGAAAAGATTATCAGCGGCGAGAAAACCAGTGAGGTGCGTAAAAATCGTCCGAAGCTGGAAACACCGTTCAAGGCATACATCTACTGCACCACGGGAAGACCTGACCTGAACATCCCCATTTCCCAGGAACGCCTGATGCAGGACTATTTGAACACTGGCTCGATGAAATCACTGAATTGCCCGCATGGCAACGGCAAGGTCATTGGTGAGTTCACCTGCGACCGCATTTACAAGCTGGAAACACAGTCGCCCGGAGGGAGCTATTTCGTGGACGGGGAGGACAAGCCTACAACAAACCGCGTGGCGCGTGAAACCTGTCTGGGTCTTGCGGATATGCACAGGTATTTGCAGTCGAAAACCGGCTACGGCTGGCACATCTCCGAACTGAAAATCTACGATGCGCCGAAGGAGCTGAGCGAGTTCCGGCGGGTATGCCCCAATGGCCTTTACTGCGAGAGCTGCGCTATGTACTGGAACAACGGGGGAACCTGTGGAAACGGTGGCTTACTGATTAAGCGTCCGCCCCAGAGCTGGTGCTATGTGGAGGTGATGAGATGAGTGTATGTGCAGAGAAGTGGATGGCGGAGTGCTTGCGCTGCGGGTGTATCCGCATGAAAAAGGAGATGCGGCCACTGTTCACGGCGCGGCGCAGCAGCGCCGCGCACCGGCTTATGGGTTATATGTGCGCCGACTGCTGGGTGTGCTTTCTGGACACCAACGAACTGCCGGATCCGTGCTGAAAGGAGGAATGGGACATGACCGACAAGGAATTGATCGCCAGCCTGAAGCGGCTGAAGGTGCAGACCGGGAGCCTCGCCTGCCTGGGCTGCGGGCGGGAGCATAACTGCGGGATCCATGGCTGCGCCATTCTGCGGGAGGCCATCGCCTTTGTGGAAAAGAAGCTGGCGGAGGACAAATCTCGCAGCGTGATGGAGTACCGGGATGGGCAATAGGGTGAACCCGCGGCGGGTGCCGCGGACGCAGAAAGACGTGGATGCTGCCTATGACCGGGGCGTCACGGAGGGCCTGCACCGGGGCATTGAGCTGATGCTCTACGTTCTCATCGACAAACGCAGCGCACCTATGGACGATGTGCAGCAGCTGGCCAATGAACTGAACCACGCCGCCGGGTGCGTGGCCGATGGCTACATCACATGGGCGGACATCCGGCAGATGCTGAAGGAATACGAGGTGGAGGTGGTGCTGGAATGAAGAAGTACCGCGAGGAGCTGTACAGGAAGACGGTGTATTGTCCGACGTGCCGGGGCGTGACGCCACAGGGCTGCCCGCGCTGCGGCGGGGTGGGACTGGTGGTAGTGCCGGCCACAAGAGGCGACGTCCTCCGGCGGATGTCGGACAGGGAGCTGGCGGTGCAGCTGTTCGACTTCCGCTTTGACGGCTACGCCAAGGCGCAGGGCGCGGAGACCGCCCTGCCGGACACGATACATAGCATAGAAAACTGGCTGAAGGAGGAGATGGACGAATGAAAAGGAAGTTTATGGCCTGGCTGAGCAGACTGCGGTGGAAGCTGGTACACAGGCTGGGCGGTGAGAGACCGGGCAGCCGGGTACTGGTGGCCCAGCCCAACGGCCCCGGCGTGTCCAAGGTCGAGGTGAACTACAGGTTCATGGTGTACAGAATGGCAGACCTGCTGGATGAACGCCATGCGGGGATCGTGCGGGAGGCGGTGTGGCACCGGCTCGTCCGGGAAATGGACGCGGCGGGGCTGCTGCAGTACGAGCTGTATCGAACAGGCGAAAACGCCGTGACGGTCGTATGCAGCCTGCAGGGACTGTCGGCACCGGCCATGGAAAAGCGCCTCGCGTGTATGCGTACCGGCGCCTCCGACCGCGTTCTGGAGCAGGTCGCGGAGAGATGGAACGGATTGGAAGAAAGGAGGGGGGGCGGTGAGACACCTGCAGATGTCGGAGAGCGAGATCGTGAGCAGCTACCGCACGGCCCGCAATCCTAAGCGGCAGATCGGCATCCTGGCGGAGCTGAATGCGGTGACGCCACGGGAGATCCGCCAAGTGCTGGAGGAGGCTGGGGCGCTGGTGCTGAAGCCCGGGAGCCACGGCGGAGGACGACCGCTCAGCTTTGACGCCGCCGCGGCGCGGCAGATGTTTGAGGCAGGCCTTACCGACGAGGAGATGGCCCGGAAGCTGGGCGTGCCGGAGAAGCGCCTCGCCGACTGGCGCCGCCGGCAGGGGCTCATGCGGCCGAAGTACAACAGGGCCCGCGCGGCGGCCGAGGCAGAAAAAACAACGGCTCCGGCAGCTGCGCCGGAGCAGAAGGAGGAAAATATGACGGTGATGACAAAGAGTGCCTCCGCGCCGGCGGAGAAGGCCGAAAAGGTGGTGACGGTGGAGACACTGTTCGACCTGCTGCGGAGCGCGGTGGACGCCGGGTACGGCGAGGCACCGGTGACGGTGGAGCGCTGCCGCTTCACGGAAATGCGGCTGCGCGTGGAGCTGCTGATGACCGGCGGGCTGCGCGTAGGCGGCGAGCCGGTGGCGGTGGAGCTGGAGGGCGTGCCGGAGGCAGCGGCGGGGAAGGAGGACTAAACCATGGCGGATGTGAATGTGGCGCTGCTGGTGAGCCAGACGGTGACCGAGGCCCAGAGCCAGAGCCGGATCAAGATGGGCCGGGACTATGCCAGCTTTTACGAGGCCTGGGCGGTCCTGCGCCAGCGGATCGAGGAGACCAAGCGGGACGCCAAGGCGCTGGAGAAGCTGCACGGCGAGCTGTGGGACGCCATCAAGGACGGCAACGAGGACGAGGCCCTCATTGAGATGGGCGCCATCAATGCCAGCGCAGCGGCGCTCTGTGCGGCCTTCGCGGGCATGGCGGCGGAGGCCCAGCGGGCGGTGGAGGAACAGACGTAAACGAGAAAAAGCCCAGCCCCGGAAGGGGCTGGGCGATGGCATCGGCGGACATTGGTATAGCCGCCCCGGACGGCCGAAGGACTGCGCTCATGCGTGGTGTACTGACGTAGGCAGGTCGGGGCGGCGATATGAGTGTCTGACTACCTTATATATAATACGCGCGAGCGCGTATCTGTGGGCTCGTTAAAAGCCTATGTTTGGCGGGAAGGCCGCTTGCAGCGGAGGAACGGCACCGCGTGACGGCTCCTCCGTGGACGGCGGGCAGGCGGCTTTACCGGCGGGCGGAGAAATGAACAGGCGGCTCGTGCGGGCACGGGCGCGACCTATGCTATTTTATCGCGGGAGAGGGAGGAGCAAACCATGACGACGGCGAAGGAGGGAATGTACATGATCACCAAGATCACCAGCGGCTCCGTGGTGGAGCGCCGCAAGACCTATGTGGGGCGCAGGCCATCCCGGCGGGGAGCGCGGATCAAGGGTGCCAGCAGCGAGAAGAAGCAGGAGAACAACCGGCAGCAGGCCATCCTCGCCCTGGCGCGGACACTGAACTGCAACTATGCCAACGGCGACGGGTATCTGACGCTGTCCTTCACCGACGAGGCGCTGACCGCCTGCGGCGGCACGCTGGCAGGGGCCAAGAAGGAGGCGCGGAAGTTCGCGGACCGTGTGGCCTACCGGATGAAGAAGCACGGCAAGGTGCTGAAATGGGTGATCGTGCCCAGTGAGATGGACGGCGAGACCGGGGAAGTGGTGCGCGTCCACGTCCATGTGGTCATCTCCGGCCACGGCCTGCGGCTGGAGGACGGCGTGTTCTGGCTGTACGGCGAGAAGCTGGACGACGTGTGGGGCAACGGCACGGTGGACGTGCAGATCCTGCGGCGGCAGAAGGACTACTACCCGCTGGCCCGGTATCTCATCCTGCAGGCGCGGGGCGTGGCGGACGAGAAGAAGTACAGCGTCAGCCGGAACATGGTCAAGCCGAAGGTGGAGCACCTGTACACCTGCTCACCCGCGCCGCTGCGGGTGCCGGCGGGAGCCTCGGCGCTGCCGGGGACGCGGTACGATCCGGAGGCGGGGGTGAACTTCGTGCGGTACATACCCGCCCAGCGGGATCCCGCCCGGAAGGTGGGCGGCAGCAAGGAGATGGCCGTGGCCTGTGCCGGGGATCCTCTGGAAGGAGGTGACGGGGATGGGCTTTAAGAAGCTGCGGGGTGTGAAGCTGCCGGAGGAGAAGCAGGGCTTCATCCGCTACACCTGTCTGACGCTCTCGGAGCAGCCAAAGTGGATACAGGAGAAGGTCAAGTACACCTGCGACATGGTCGGAGGTGCGTACAGCCATGCTCTTTTTGAGCTGATGACCACCAGGAAAAGCGTGACGTCCATCTCGCTGGACCACGCCATCACGGAGAGCGTACTGTACGACATGAGGAAGGCCTTTTACGAGAGCTGGTAAACGGCTCGTTTTCTGGGATAACTGACACGCTTTAACTGAATGAACTGCCCGGAAGCTGTGATTTTGCACGGCCTCCGGGCTTTTTGCGTTTTTCCGCATTTCCGTGATAACTGCACGTTGAAGTGTTGCACAATGGATAAAACGGAGAGTATTCACCGGCGGGAAAGGAGGCTGGCGGCGTGGCTGACAGGACGGAAAAGCGGCTGGGTGAGAAGCAAAAGCGCTTCGTGCGGGAGTGGCTGGTCGATATGAACGGCACGAGGGCAGCTGTCCGGGCCGGGTACAGCGAAAAGAGCGCGGCCAACACGGCCAGCCGGTTGATGAAGGATCCGGACGTGCAGGCCTACCGAGACGAGCTGCTGAAAACGGAGTTTGAGGCGCTGGGCGTGACACGACACTCGCTGGCGGTGGAGGTCTGGCGCGTGTACGAACGGTGCAGCGCCGCCAAGCCGGTGATGCAGTGGGACGGCGATTTGAAAGCCTATGTGGAAAGCGGCCAATGGCAGTTTGACGCCAAGGGCTGTTTGAAGGCGCTGGGAATGCTGCACGACATGATCGAGCGCATGGACCGGCAGGACGATGAGGACGGCGCCGGGGATTATGAAACGATGCTTGCCGGCGGGAGCCGGGAATTTTGACAGGAGGAAGCCATGAACAGGAAGGACCAGGAGAAGCTGCAGGTGTGGCAGGAGCGTCTGGCGCTGGCGGAGAACGCCATCGCCGGGGAGCGCGAGAGGATGCTCCGGCGGGAGCAGCAGTACGAGGGCGGGCACACCATCTACGCCCCGGACGGCACCAAGGCCAAGGAGAGCCTTGCCAGCCATGTGCGGAACGTGAGCTTTGAGATCATCGAAACGCAGGTGGACAGCACCATCCCTTCGCCGAAGGTGACGGCGGTGCGGGAGGAGGACGAGTGGCTGGCCGACGTCATAGAGGCTATGCTGCGGGACGCAATGGACCGGCTGCCCTCCGAGCGCATGAACGACGAAGGCGAACGATTGAGCCCGGTGCAGGGCGGTTACGGCCTGCTGGTGGACTGGCTGGACAGCGTCAGCGGGAAGGACTGGCTGGGTGATCTGAAGGTGAGCCTTGTCCACCCCTATGGCATCGTACCGCAGGCCGGCATGACGCAGGTGGCGGACATGGATTTCTTTTTCCTCAAGACGCCGCAGACGAAGCGGCAGATCCGAAAGTTCTACGGCGTGGACGTCAACGACGAGAACGAGAGCGATCCGTCCGCCCGGCGGCTTGGCGCGTCGGCGGACACCACGGACCAGCTGGTGACGATGGTGACCGCTTATTACCGCAACGGCAAGGGCGGCATCGGGCGGCTGCGCTGGGTGAACGACGTGGTGCTGGAGGACCTGGAGGACTACCAGCTCCGGCGGGTACACCGCTGCACCGCCTGCGGCGCCGTGGGCGACGGCAAGAAATGCGCGTACTGCGGCTCCAAGAAGTTCGAGGACGAAGTCATGGAGTACGAGGAGCTGACGGAGGACATCGTGCTGCGGAATGGCGCGGTGATCCCGGCGGTGAGCACCGTGCGGGATGAGCTGGGCCAGCCGGTGGCGCTGGAGGCGGGCGTACTGCTGCCGCAGATGCAGCCGGGCGGCGGTCCGGCGGTGGCCATGACGGAGGCGGCCTACCGGCAGGAGCAGACGCGCATCCCCTACTACAAGCCGGACGTGTTCCCGCTGGTCATCCGCAAAAACGTGAGTATGCCGGGGCGGTTCTGGGGCAGCAGCGACCTTGACGCCATCTTTGACCAGCAGAACAGCCTCAACAAGCTCTGCACGAAGCTGAACACAAAAGTGCTGTCCGGCGGCAGCTTCACCACCGTGCCGCCCGGCGCGCAGTTCATCACCGACAAAGACGGCGTGCGGGTAGAGCTGCAGAACCCGGCGCAGCTGGAGATGATCAAGACCTTTAACACGCAGGTGGACATCAACACAGATCTGGCCATGATGGCACAGATCTACGAGCAGGCACGGCAGACCATCGGCATCACGGACAGTATGCAGGGGCGGAAGGATCCGACGGCCACCAGCGCCGTGGCCAAGGAGTTCAGCGCCCAGCAGGCGGCGGGCCGCCTGGAGAGCAAGCGGGTGATGAAGCGGGCCATGTACCAGGACCTGTTCGAGGCCATCTTCAAGTGGATGCTGGCCTACTGCGACGAGCCGCGGACCATCCGGCGGACGGACGAACACGGCGACGTAGAGTATGTGACCTTCGACCGCCACGACTTCCTGTACCAGGACGAGGCGGGGGAGTGGCAGTACAACACGGATTTCCTGTTCTCCTGCGACAGCTCGGCACCGCTGGCCTCGGACCGGCAGGCCTTGTGGAAGGAAACGCGGATGAACTTCCAGGAGGGCGCCATGGGCAGCCCCACGGAGATCACGACGCTGCTGCGTTTCTGGGAGCAGATGGAGAAGCTGCACTACCCCATGGCCGGGGACATGGTCAAGAGCCTGCGGGATCAGATGGAGCGCCAGCAGGCCCAACAGACGCCGCCGACGGCGCCGGACAGCCCCGGCGGCAGCGGCGGCACGGAACCCAAGGCGGAGGAGCTGCTGGCGATGGCGGCACAGCAGGGAGGGGGCGAGATGGCATGAAGTGCCCGGAGTGCGGTCTGGAGATGATGATCTACAGCGCCACGGTGAACGCGGACGGCGGCAGCGATACCGCCTATGTGTGCCGAAACCCGCAATGTGCCCGGTACGACCGGCGGCTCAGAAAAAAGAAGGACGCTCCGGCGGCGGACGCTGCGGCCGAAGCGTGAGGCGGCCCTCCGGGGCCGCGGTGGGTGGTTTCGCACGCCGCCCGGAGCCAGACAGATTTTCCTCCTGTCTTACTACCGGACGCCCTGCCGAAGGGCGGGGCATCCACCGCAGCCCCAGAGCTGCACAGGACAACGTTTCGCCGGCGGGACGGCGGGAAAAACCCGAATACGGCGAAAGGAGGACATGAGGCATGGAGAAAAAGAAGGGCTACATCGGCAGCATCGCCAACGTGGGCAGCCAGCGTGTGGAAGCGCCCGCCCAGAAGGCGGCGCCTGCCCAGAAGGGCACCGTGCGCTTTACCGGTAACGACCTTCGGACCGGCACCGGCGCCACCAAGGGCAAGCGCAAGTAAGCACGATTTTGTTGCCTTCAACAAAATCACCGCCTGCGGGCGGGACATTTCGCTTGGCCCCGGCGGAAAAGGGGCGTATTCGCACCGAACGCGGAAAAATCGGAAAGGAGAACACCATGAACGGATTGACGGAACAGGACTATGCGGAGGCCTTCGGCGTGGAGCTGCCCGGTGAGGGCGGCGAAACAGACGGCGCGCAGGAGCCTGTGGAAAACGGTACCGGCGGCGCCGGTGAAGAAGGCGCGGCACAGGAGCCGGGCACGGAGGCCCATGAGGACGGCGGAGATCCTGCTGAAGCGGGAGACGGCGCAGCAGCGCCGGGCGCGGAAGCAGGGCAGAGCGCCGAGGAGCGCAGCCGACAGGCCTACGGACGCCGGGCGCGGGAACGCGAAGCGGAACGGCAGGCCCTGACAGCGGCGGCACAGGCCCGCGTGGACGCGGTGTATGCCGACCTGTTCGCGGGCCAGACGAACCCCTACACCGGCCGGCCCATCCGCACGGAGGCGGACTTCCGGGCCTATCAGGAGGCCAAGGCCAGACAGGAGCGCGAGGAGCAGATGCTCTCCGCCGGCGTGGATCCGGCGGCGCTGCAGGGCATGGTGGACGACGCCGTGAAGCCCCTGCGGGAGCAGGTGCAGCGCCAGCGCCTGGAGGGCATGAGCGCCGAAGCGCGGAACGTGACCGCCCAGGCACAGGCGGCCATCTGGCAGGGCCTTGAGGCGGTGCGCGTGAAGTACGACGGCAACGTCCAGAGCCTTGAGGACATTGTGGCCATGCCCACCGGGGCAGCCTTCCGCGACTATGTGGAAAAGGGCCTGTCCATCGAGGATGCCTTCTACATGGCAAACCGGGACGCCGTGGACAAGCGGCGCATGGAGGCAGCCAAGCAGGCGGGCATCAAGCAGGCCAGCGGCAAGCGCCACATGGCCCCGGTGCCCGGCGCTGCGGGCGAGGCCCCCTATGTGGCCACACCGCGGCAGAAGGAGCTGTACCGCGAGATCAATCCCAATGCGACGGACGACGAGATCAACGCCGCATACGGAGAATTCTACAAACAGTGAAGCCCCGGCACGGGGCGGGAAAGGAGATAACAAACTATGTTCATGCTTAGCAGAATGCTGGTGGGCAATACGCCCCCCATCGTGTATATGCAGCCCACTGACAGCGAGAGCTACCAGGTGGGCGAGGCGCTGAAGCTGGCCAGCGGCAAGGTGACGCTGTGCAGCGGCGCCGCGGCGCCCAGCCATGTGTGCGTGGGCCCCATCGACGACAACGGCGTAGTGCCGTGCGTGGAGGTGCAGAAGTACATGGAGTTCGAGACCACCCTCGGCGTGGCCCCGGCGGACTCCGCGACCGTCGGCGTGGGCGACAAGGTCACCCTGCACACCGACGGTATGCAGGTCACCGCCACCAAGACCGGCGGCGTGGCAGAGGTCACCGGCATCGACGGCCAGACCGTCGGTTCCCGTGTGACGGTGAAGTTCTAAGCAAAGAAAGGAGATACATAACATGAGTGGTTTTCTGACCGTTTCTATCGGTTCCGGGCTGAACGGGACCATCTACGGCGATTGCCAGGTGCCGCTGAAGGCATTTCTGGAGAGCCGGGGCGAGGCGTTCCAGCGGGAGAGCCTGCTGCCCTATCTGTACCGCATGGAAAAGAGCCGCCACTGGGCGGAGCGCTATTCCAGTGAGACCGCCATGGGCGACTTCGAGCCCGTGGGAGAAGGCGGCGATTATCCCAAGACCGGCTTTGAGGACGGCTACTTCCGGGACATCGTGAACATGACGTTCAAGCAGTCCTTCTCTGTGACGAAGGAGCTGGTGGAGGACTGCCTGCTGGGCACCATGAAGCAGCGCGCCAACAAGCTGGTGACCGCCTACGGCCGCACCCGCGAGAAGTTCGGGCGTATCCTGTACGCCGGCGGCCTGTACGGCACCACCGTTTCCTACAAGGGCAAGACCTTCGCCTGCGGCAGCGCCGATGGGCAGGCCCTGTTCTCCAAGACACACCCCAACAAGGTCGACGGCGCTAAGCAGACCAACCTGTACAAGGGCACCTTCACCAATACCCTGCTGGGTAAGATCGAGACCGAGATGCAGAACATCAAGGGCGACAACGGTGAGCTGCTGGGCGTGGCCCCGGACACCATCTGGATCCCCAACGACGGCGCGCTGAAGGACGCCGTGTTCTCCGCCGTAGGCGCCGACAAGGAGCCCACCTCTGGCAACAACGCCTTCAACTACCAGTTCGGCCGCTGGAACATCATCGTGGATCCCTATCTGACCGCCGCGCTGGCCGACATGGGCAAGAGCAGCGAAAAGCCCTTCTTCCTGCTGGACAGCAAGTTTATTGAGCTGAACGACGGCCCCATCTTCCAGGACCGCGTGCCGCTGGAGGTCAAGTCCATCATCGACACAAACAACGACAACAACGTCTGGCAGGGCCGCGCCCGCTTCGGCGCCGGTTTCGTGGACTGGCGGTTCATCGCTGCGGGCAATATGTCCACCGGCACCGACCTCACCTGAGAGGAAGGCGGTGGCGGCATGACATGGGGAGATGTGAAGCTGGCTGCACTGCAGACCATGTACTCCAACGAAGGCGCTGTGCTGACGGAGGACGACATCAACCGCGAGTATATCAATGCCATGCCCGCTAAGGCCAACGAGGCGCTACAGCAGATCGCGTCCGTTGGCCGCCCCATCCTCAAGTCGTGGCAGATCGAGATCGATGCCGATGCCGCCGAACCGGCGGTGACGGCGGAGAAGCTGATCCTGCCCGAGACAAAGGACCTTTACAAGATACCCCTGCAGGACTACCTGCCGCGCTTCCGCTGCCTGAACAGCAGCGAGGTCATGTTCGCCGACGGCACCGCCTACGGTACCGCGGAGGACTGGAGCATGGAGGGCGACGACGTGTTCGTCATCCCCGGCTGCGTGGTAGGCACCTACACACTATGGTACAAGGCATACCCGCAGACCATCACGGCGGAAACACCGGATGAGGAGGCGATAGACCTCGCAGCGGAGGCCGCTGTGCTGATCCCGCTGTATATCGCGGCGGAACTGTACAAGGAGGACGACATCTCCATAGCGACCATATTGCGGAATGAGTACGAGGACGGTCTTGTGAAGGTGCAGACAGCTTACGCATCCAGCGGATCGGGCATCCGGTCCGCTGGTGTTCGTAATACGACAGGGTGGTGGTAAGGCATGGCTCAATTCACGGTCCCGGCGGCAAGCAAGAAGTACAGCGTGGTGGTGGAGGCGTTCCGGGGCGTGGACCTGAACAACAGCCCCAGCAACGTGGACAAGTCCAGGTCCCCGGAGGCCCCCAACATGATACGCGATCAAGTGGGAAAGGTCCGAAAGCGGACAGGCTACACCACGATGGTGACGGCCTACGGCAACGTGGCTATCAACGGCATCCACCGGCTGGCCGGAGAGGTGCTGGTCCACGCCGGCGGGAAGCTGTACCGGCGGAACATCGGCACGGACGGCGCATGGGCGCTGGAGGCCATAGGGGACATGGCGGACGCCAGGAGCCGCAGCTTCGTCTTCGACGAGAAGCTGTATCTGCTGGACGGCAGCGTGTACCGCGTCTACGACGGCACGACGCTTTCGGCGGTGAGCGACAACGCCACGGTGCCGACGATCATCATCTCCCGCCGACCCACCGGCGGCGGAACGGCCTACCAAGGGCTGAACCTCATCGGAAAGAAGTGGACGGAGAGCTTCCTCGGCACGAAGGACGCTACGGTGTACCAGCTGACCACGGAGGGGCTGGACAGTGATCCTGTGACGGCGGAGGTGCTGAACAGTGACGGCGAGTGGGTGGCCAAGGTGGAAAACACGGACTTCACCGTGGACAGGGAAGCGGGGAAGGTGACGTTCAACACCGCGCCGGGGGAGAGTCCGGTGACGGGACAGGACAACGTACATATCACCGCCTCCAAGACGCGGGAGGGGTACGCGGACACCATCAACCACTGCACCATCCCGGCGGTGTACGGCGTGGGCGGTGCCACGGACCGGGCGTTCCTCAGCGGGAACAGCGACAAGAAAGGCACCGATTTCTACAGCGAGTTCGATGATCCGGCCTTTTTCCCGGACACCAACTACACCAAAATAGCCCGCGACGGCGGCGAGGTGGTGGGGTACACCGTGCTCAGCAATACGCTGGCGGCGTTCCTCACAGGCAGCGCCGACGGCCGGAACGTGGTGGTGCGCACCGGCTCGCTGAACGAGGACGGCGAGGCGGTGTTCCGCATCACCAACACCATCATCGGGCAGGACGCGGTGGCGCCGGACACCTTCTGCCGGACGGACAAGGAGCCGCTGTTCCTCACGGACCGCGGCGTGTTCGCCATCACGGCAGAGGAGCTGACCGGCGAGAAGTACAGCCAGGAACGCAGCTACTACATCGGCAGCGCCATCCGCGAGGCGGAGGACCGCAGCGCGGCCAGCGCGTGCATCTACGGCGACTTCTACGCCATGGCGCTGGACGGCACGGTGTACCTGCTGGACCTGCAGCAGAAGACCTACGAGAAAAACAGCCCCTACAGCAGTTTCCAGTATGAGTGCTACTACTTCCCGGACATCCCGGCCCGCGTCATGTTCACGGATAAGGACGGCGCGCTGTGCTTCGGCACAGCGGACGGGAAGCTGTGCCGGTTCGCATCAAGCCTGGACAGCCCGGCCAGCTACAACGACGACGGCGAGGCTATCACGGCATACTGGGACACGGCGGACTTCGACGGAAACCTGTTCTTCCAGACAAAGTCGTTCACAGGCGTGGCCGCCCGGCTGGCGGCGGCACCTGTTACCGGCGTGAAGATCTACGCGCTGGTGCGGGGTATCTGGAAGCAGGTGTACGACGCCAAGAGCAAGGCCCGGTACCTGAGCTTCGATTACATCGACTTCGCGAAGTTCACCTTCAGTGGAGATCAGACGCCGCGCACGCTGTACGGCAAGGTGAAGCTGAAAAAGGTGGACAAGGTGCGGTTCCGCCTGCGGAACGACGAGGTGAACGAACCCTTCGGCCTGTACGCCTTCGGCGTGCAGTACAAGGAGCCGGGCACCAACTACAGGAGATAAGGCGGTGAATACATGGGACTGAGCGATTTCAAGATCACGGATGCCGACATTACCAGTAAGGGCGTACAGGCATCCCCGGACCAACTCAGCGGGACGGCTGAGGACAACAAAAAGGTCTTTGACCGGCTCACCTCCGGGCCGGTTAGGGACGGGCACAACAAGCTTATCGACGCGCTGGTCGCGCTGGGCGTGGAGCAGCTCATCCAGTACGGCAGCGAGGACATCAAGTACATCCGGCTGAATGCGGACGAGCACATCGAGGTATCCTCGGACGGCGCGACATGGACGGAGGTGGCCTCGTCCGGGCACCTGATCTACGATGCGGCGGGGCAGCAGATGCCGCAGCGGAGCCGGCTGAAGTTCGGCGGGGCCAGTGTGGTGACGGACGACGGCACATACACCATCGTATCCGGCGTGAAGGGCGACAAGGGCGAGACAGGCGCGAAGGGCGACAAGGGCGACAAGGGCGACACCGGTGATCAGGGACCGCGGGGCGCGGCATGGTATCCGACGGTGGACGGCCTGGGCAACCTCACCTTCGTGCTGAGCGAAACGGCCACGCCGCCGCCCGCCTACAACATCCGCGGCCCACAAGGCCCCCAGGGCGTACAGGGTTTGCAGGGCGCCGCGGGCGCCACCGGCCCACAGGGCATCCAGGGCCCCCGCGGTTTGCAGGGCGCCAAGGGCGAGAAGGGCGCCACCGGCGCCACAGGTGCCACCGGCCCTGCCGGGCCTGCCGGCGCGCAGGGCGCGCAGGGCATCCAGGGCCCACAGGGCGAGACAGGCCCGCAGGGCGCGACCGGTGCCACCGGCCCCGCAGGCCCCACCGGGCCGCAGGGCCAGAAGGGCGATCCCGGCGAGGACGGCAAGTCCTTCACCGTTCAGGACATTTACCCGACGCTGGCGGCGCTGAAGCAGGCGTTCCCCACCGGCAACGAGTACGCCTACCAGGTGACGGCGGAGGACGATGAGATCTTTATATGGTCTGAGCTGGCCACGGACTGGGTGAGCCTCGGCAAGCTGCAGGGCCCGCAGGGACCACAAGGCCCCACGGGCGCCACCGGCGCACAGGGTCCCAAGGGAGACACCGGCCCACAGGGCCCCCAGGGCGTGCAGGGTATCCAGGGCGAAAAAGGCGAGCAGGGCGCTACCGGCGCGACGGGCCCCACCGGCCCTACCGGCCCGGAGGGACCGGAAGGCCCACAGGGCCCCCAGGGCGAAACCGGCCCGCAGGGCGAGCAGGGCATCCAGGGCCCGCAGGGCGAGGCAGGCGAGAGTGCCTACACCGCCGCCAGCAAGGGCGGCTACACCGGCACGGAAACGCAGTTCAACAGCGACCTGGCCAAGATCGGGAACAAGGCGGACAAGACGGTGCCCGCAGCGGCGGGCAACCTGGCCGCGCTGGACGCGGCGGGCAATCTGTCCGACAGCGGCAAGAAGGTGGGCGACTTCCAGAGCAAGGTGACGGCCAGCGGCCTGCTGAAGGGCGACGGCGCCGGCGGCGTGACCGCGGCGGCGGCAGGCACGGACTACTCCGGCCCCAAGGCCACGGTGACGGCCACGCTGCTGGCGTCCGGCTGGACGGGCAGCGAAGCGCCCTTTGTGTACACACTGGCCATCGCCGGGGTGACGGCCACCAGCTATCAGGAGCTGGTGCCGGCGGTGAACATCACGGCGGAGCAGCTGAAGGCATTGCAGGCGGCCAACATCACGGACGCCGGACAGGCGGCGGGCACCATGACGCTGAAGGCCTACGGTAAGAAGCCCACCGTGGACATCCCCATCCGCGTCATCAAGGAGGGAGAGTAAAGAAATGCCTACTATCATTCGATTTGGCGGCGGCGCCGGGGACGGCGCGCAGAAGCTGGTGGTGAACGTGGACAGCGGCGCTACGGTGACGGCCCGGAAGGGCAGCGTGGCGGTGAGCGCCGTCAGCGAGAACGGACAGGCAGTGCTGGAGCTGGACGAGGCGGGCACCTACACGGTGAGCGCCTCCAAGGACGGCACCACCACACCGGACGTGAAGACGGCCACGGTGCCGCAGGAGCTCACCCTCAGCTTCGTGGCGGCGGAGCTGAACACCAACAGCTGGGAGATGATCAAGGCAGTATCGGACGCCGGGCAGGGGGCCAACTACTGGTCCGTGGGCGACACGAAGGACGTGACGCTCTCCGGCAACTGGCAGGACCTCATCATGTCCAATGTGACCGTCAAGGCGTTCATCATCGGCTTTGACCACAACAACGCCGTGGAGGGCGAGCACCGCATCCACTTCCTTATGGGCAAAATCGGAACCAAGATGGTGGCCTTCTGCGACAACCTGTACGACCACCAGACCAGCGGCGCGTACTTCACCATGAACACCACGAACACCAACTCCGGCGGCTGGGAGGCCTCCCGAATGCGGAAGACGGTGCTGGGCAATGGCAACACACCGGACAACCCTCTGCAGGGCAGTCTCATGGCGGTGCTGCCAGAGGACCTGTTGGCGGTGATGAAGCCGGTGACGAAGTGGACGCAGAACAACTCGCCGTTGACGGCCACCACGGACTACACGTTCCTCATGGCGGAGTTTGAGATCTTCGGCGCGCGGACGTATGCCAACAGCGCCGAGCAGAGCAAGCAGGCGCAGTACGACTACTTCAAGGCGGGCAACCCCAAGGTGTTCTACAAGCACTCGGCGACCACCACGGCGGTCTATGCCTGGCTGCGCTCGCCGGATGCCAGCTACAGCAGCGGTTTCTGCTATGTGAACACGTCGGGCACCGCGAGCTACTACAATGCCAGCTTTTCGCTTGGCGTGGCCCCCGGCTTTTGCGCGTGATCGGGCGAAGCCCGGCATCGGAAAGACTATCCCCCGGCGGAAGCCGGGGGGACGAAAGGAGAAGGAGCCAAAATGAGCGTACCGGCCTATAAGAGACAGAAGCCGGATCCGGAAAGGCCGCGGGATCCGGAGTTCGTGCTGCTGAGTAAAAAGCTGTATGTGGAGGTCATCGACCTGCTCTCGTGCATGAGCGCACGGTACGGCCGGCTGATCGCCGTACCGACGGCGGAGCTGGCCGGGGAGGTACAGGACTTCGCCGTGAAAGCCAACGACGTGTTCCCCAGCGACGGGCAGAAGCTGGCGCTGCGGCGGGAGTACCTGCTGCGCTGCCACGCTGCGGCCAAGGCGCTGGGCGAGAGGATGGACAAGGTGCATGAAGTGCTGCGGTCCAACCCGGAGGGCGCCTTCCGCAACGGCAAGGGCGTCACGCTGAACGCCGAGACAGCACTGAAAAAGCTGCACCGGATGGAAACGGATGTAGGCGCCGACTGCGTGGCGCTGCGTAAGAAGCTGGAGGCGGTGGCCGACAGCGACAAGCGCCGGTATATGGCGCAGGAAAAGAAAAGGAAGTCATAAGACTATGGGTGTGTCTCTGAATAAGTGCCCGACCGTGTTGGCGGTGGGAGGCGGTCAATGCCTGGCTGCGCTCGCCGAATGCCAGCAACAGCAACAATTTCTGCAATGTGAACACGTCGGGCACCGCGAACAACAACAATGCCAGCAATTCGCTTGGCGTGGCCCCCGGATTTCGTGCCCCCTCTACGCTTGGAGGGTGAGCAGGTCGAACAGCAAAAGGACCTTGCGCGAAAGGAGAGGCACTTCCCGCGACGGCGCACGCCGTCCAAAACCGTCTTCCGCACCGCTGCACGGACGCTTGCCGGAACGCCAAGGAACGGCGTTCCGACACACCTGCCGGGACTATGGCGGGCGCTTGCATGGCGGAGAATGTGCCTACCTCCGTTTCATGTGCCGCGGGAGAGCAGAGAACACGCCGGGCGGCACGGTCCGACGCTGCCGGGAGACTACCGTATGACAAGCGCGGAGCGCCGGGAGGGGCGCTATCAACGACGGAAGGCACGGCGGCAGGAGCACAGGCAGCGGCGCATGGCGGCGCTGGGCACGCTGGAGGACATCGCCCGGTTCGACCGGATGTACCAATGCGGAAAGGACTGCTGCCGGGGCGTGCGGTGGAAAACCAGCATACAGGCATTCGAGGCGGAGCTGTTTCTACGGACGGCGCAGAGCTGCCGCCTTGTGGAAAGCGGGGCATGGCACCCGCAGCGGAGGCCGGTACACTTCACCGTGATGGAGCGTGGCAAGGTCCGGCCTATCGACGCGCCCCATGTGGACGACAGGCAGGTGCAGAAGGTACACAGCCGGTTCGTGCTGACGCCCTGCTACGGCCCCGCCATGATCTACGACAACGGGGCCAGCCAAAAGGGAAAGGGGCTGGAGTTCGCGTACCGGCGTCTGAAAAGGGCACTGGCACGGCACTACCGCCGCTATGGCCGGGAGGGCAGTGTGATCCTGTGTGACCTCAAGGAGTTCTTTCCCTCGGCGCCGCGCCGGGCACTGCTGGACCGCCACCGGCGGTATATGCCGGAGGGGCCCATCCGGGCACTGGCGGACGAGATGGTGCTGACGGCACCGGAGACTGAGCCGGGCCGGGGTATGCCACTGGGCATGGAGCAGAGCCAACAGGAGATGGTGGCTCTGCCGTCGGCGGTGGATAACTGGCTGCGGTGCCAGATGCACATGGAGGCGCAGCACTACATGGACGACTATGTGATCCTGGTACCGCCGGACGTGGACGCGGCGGCGGTGCTGGAGGCGTTCATCACACGGTGCGAGGCGCTGGGGCTGCGTGTAAACCGCAGGAAGTGCCGCTATGCACCGCTGCGGCGGCCCTTCCGCTACTGCAAGACGAAGTTCCGGCTGACGGAAACGGGCCGGGTGGTGACGCACCGCACCGGGGACGCACAGAGGCGCTGCCGGCGGAAAATGCGCCTGCTGGCCGCCAGGGGCGACTGGGAGGGCGTAAGGGCGCAGATCGTGAGCGCCAAGGGCTACTACAAGAGACACAACGACAACGGACGCTTGACAGCGCTGCGGACGCTGCACAGCGCACTGCGAAAGGAGAGGGCGGCATGAGGTATGTATGTCACAGACGGGCGCGGTTCGAGGGCATATCCGGCAGGGTGAACATCCCCTACGGCGCCGCGCTGGAGAGGCGAGGCGACTTCCTGTACTACCAGGGACGGCAGCTCTGCGCGGTGGGGAGCCAGAGAGCCCACGAGCATTTCAAGCGGGACGACGATGGGCAGGGCCTGCGGCGCGGGGCGCTGACGGAGGCCATCTGCAAGACGCTGGAGCGCCGGGACGCCGGACACCAGGACCGATGGGACCGGGTGTGGGCGGACAAGCTGTGCGGGAAGTACCGGCACCCGGACCACGAGGACCACTTCCTCTGGGGCAACGCCTTCTTTGAGGCACCCATCGCAGACCTGAACTACATCGCCGCGCTGGTGGGCGCGGGAAAGGAGCGTTAGACCATGTATGTATTCAAGAGGGACGGCCAGGAGGTGGCCGCGCAGGAATGGCCGGTATGGGTACAGCTGCAGGAAAACGGCTGCTACGGCCTCTGTAATGCCGCTGACGCGCAGGGCGTCGTGCTGGGCGGCAAGGTGTATTCCCTGAGCAACAGGACACCCATGGAGGGCACAGAGGAGGTCGCGGCGGAGATCGTGGAGAGCGTGCCGTACCTGCGGGAGAAGGTGGACACACTGGAGAGCCGGCTGGCCGTGCAGACGGCGGCCACAGAGGTGGCCTTTGTGACGCTGGCGGAGGCGGGGACCATCGACCAGGCCACGGCGGGCAAGCACCGAACGATGTTCGCCGCGTGGACCGCAGGCGTGGCCTATACGGTGGGCCAGCTCCGCAACTACGGCGAGAAGCTGTACCGCTGCGTGCAGGCCCACACGTCCCAGACGGGCTGGGAGCCGGATAAGGCGGCGTCCCTGTGGGCGGCGGCAGCGGATCCGGCGGAGGCGTGGCCTGCGTGGAGCCAGCCCACGGGCGCGCACGATGCCTACAGCGCCGGGGACAGAGTGAGCCACAACGGTAAGCACTGGACCAGCGACGCGGACGGCAACGTGTGGGAGCCGGGCGTGTACGGCTGGACGGAGAACGCCGATGGGTGAGCTGGAGGTCATTGAGGCGCTGTGCTGCCTGGTGGAACGCGCCGTGGCCGTGATACGAGATGAACAGACGAAGGAAGCGCTGCTGCGGGAGCTGGACGCTGCCACAGGGGCGGAGGACATGACGAAAGCGCCCTGACCGGGCGCGGAAAGGAGCGAGACATGAAAGAGACTATGAACCCTATTGCTGCGGTGACGGCCGCCGCGCTGGGCGTGCTGAGCGCCTATATGGTGCAGCTGTTTATCCCCCTGATCGTACTGGTGGCAGCTATGCTGGTGGACTACGGCACGGGGATGGCCAAGGCGTGGTCTGCCGGTGAGCTGTGCAGCCGGACGGGCATCAAGGGCATCATCAAGAAGGTGGGCTATCTTGTGATCGTGCTGGTGGCGATGGGCGCGGACTATCTGCTGCGCTACGGCATGGAGCAGGTGGGCATCCACATCAACGTGGATTTCCTCATCGCAGCTATTGTGATCGCATGGCTGATCATTAACGAATTGATCTCCATTCTTGAGAACGTGGCGGCCATCGGCGCGCCGGTGCCGAAGTTCCTGGTGACGCTCATTAAAAAGCTGAAGAACGTCACAGAGAGCCACGCGGAGACGGTGGCGGCGGACACGGAGGGCGCGAACGATGAAAATTAACGAGGTGGACTACAAGTGGAACGGCTCGCTGACGAAGCGGGCCGCCACCACGCGGATCATCCTGCACCACGCAGCGGCTAAGACCTGCACGGCGCAGCAGATCCACAGCTGGCACCTGGCCAACGGCTGGGTGGGCATCGGGTACCACTTCTTTGTCCGCAAGGACGGCTCCGTCTACCGGGGCCGTCCGGAGGACACGGTGGGCGCCCACGCCGGCAACAACAACTACGACAGCATTGGCGTGTGCTTCGAGGGCAACTACATGACGGAGACCACCATGCCGGAGGCCCAACGGGCCGCGGGTGCGGAGCTGGTGGCCTATCTGAAGCAGAAGTACGGCATCACGAAGGTGCAGAAGCACCGGGACGTGAACGCCACCGGGTGCCCCGGCGACAACTTCCCCTTCGAGGCCATCGCCTACGGTACGCCGGTGGAGCCGGAGAAGCCGGAGGAGCCCTGCGTGAATATCACGCTGGCGCTGTATATGCTGGCCAAGGGCAGCAAGAGCCAGCAGGTGAAGCTGCTGCAGCGGACGCTGATCGGCTGGGGCTACAGCGTGGGCGTATACGGCGCGGACGGTGATTTCGGCGCGGCCACGGAGAAGGCGGTCAAGAAGTTCCAGACAGCCAACAAGCTGGCCGCTGACGGCATCGTGGGCAAGAACACATGGACGGCCCTGCTGAGGGTGTAAGGAGGTAAGGGATATGGCAAGGTACAACGGAAACATCATCCAGACCACCAACAAGAATAAGAACAAGACCACCGGTACCGGGAACAACCGGGGAGGCACCAAAGCCGGGGGCAGTATCAACGGCGCGCTGACCGGCGCTGTTTTCGGCGGCGGGGGCACCGGGATCAAGGGCGGATCCTCCGGTGGGGGCAAGGGAGCGGTCTCTGCGCCTCCGGGCTATAAGACCGTACAGGTGGGGCGTCTTACCGGCGTAGCGAAGGATACGAGCTCCTCCGGCGGCACCACCAAAAGCAGCGGCAGCAGCGGTTCCGGCGGGAGCCTTGCCGGCGGCGTGGCCGGGGCCATCGCCGGTGCGGTGAAGGATGCTGCTAAGAACGTGGCGCAGGGCAGCTACTCCGGCGGGAGCTACGGTGGAAGCTACGGCAGTTCCGGCAGCTCCTCCGGCAGCGGCTACAACAACGGCGGCCTGAGCGCTGACCAGGTCCGGCAGATGCAGGAATACTACGGAACCACCGCAGACGGCCTGTGGGGCGCGAATTCCAAGGCGGCAGCGGGCGGCATGAGCGCCGCCGAGGCGTGGAACGCCTACCGGGAGGCGCTGGCGCAGGACGAGCTGAACGGCGATATGTCGTGGGAGAACTTCCTGGACCGCATGGGCGGCACCGACTATGAGCAGCGCCTGCGCGATGCCGTCAACGCGCAGGTGCAGCAGGCCGTAAACGACTACAACCGCCAGATCGAGCAGGCGGGCACCAGTCATGAGGAAGCGGCGCGCCGGGCGTACATCAACAAAATGCTGTCCCAGCGGAACAGGGAACAGGAGCTGGCGGCCAGCGGCGTGTACGGCGGCATGGCGGACAGCCAGCGGATCGCGGCGGAGGCCGACTATCAGAACGACCTCACCGACCTTGAGACACAGTACAACGACACGATGGCGCAGCTGCGGCAGGCCATCACGGCAGCCCGGCTGTCCGGCGACGCGCAGATCGCGGAGCAGATGGCGAACTATCTCAGCCAGGTACAGAGCGAGTACCGGAACTATCTGCAGGAGCGCATGGCCGCCCGGCAGCAGTCCGCCGGCGGCACCGCGAGCTATCAGTCCTACGGCGGAGGCGGGGTGGCCACGCAGGAGCAGGGCAGCGCCGCAGGGGCCGGCACCGGTCTAAGCAATTACAACGCCGTGAAAAACAACATCATGCTGTACGCCTCCCGCGGCATGACCGGCGTGGCCAACCGCCTTATCCAGCAGGCGTGGGGGCAACTGAGCGCGGCACAGCAGAGTGATCTCGCGGCGACCATGAGGCAGAACGGCTGGACAAGCTGACAGGAGGGCTCTATCATGGCTAAAAAGTCTAAGGCTATGACCATCGAAGAAGTGACCAAGCAGAACAAGGCAGGGGCGCGCAGTGCGTCCCTGCCCTCTGCGCTTCCTGCGCTGCAGATGCCGAAGCTGAAGACTCCGGCAAAGACATCGGGGACGCAGATGCCCGTGCTGGGGAAAACCACGTCCAAGGGCGTTGGCATCGTGCAGTCCGTGGCGAACGGATCCGGCACACAGAGTAGCGGGAGAACCACTGCACCGAAGGTGAAGACCGTGAAGCCGACACAGCAGTCGGCGGTGGACCGGGCGGCGAACATCCGAGCATTCGGCGCGGGCGACTACTCCGGCGGCGGAGAGCTGCTGGAAAAGACGTACAAGACCGCACGCGGTGCGGTAAAGGGTATCGGCTCCTCCTATGCCAACATCGGCGGCAGCGTCGTGGAGGGCATGGGCAACCTGCAGGAGACCATGCAGAGGGGGGAGTACGACAAGAAGATCCAACAGATGAAGGACAACAAGGCCTTCTATGAGCAAGCGCTGAAAACCGGCGTCAACCCCCGCACCGGCAAGAGGCTGACGGTGGACGAGAAAAGCCGGTACTACAAGGTACTCAACACGCAGTACACCGACGGCAAGATCGCCCAGATGGAGAACGTCTACAAGGACGCCACGGCGAACCAAAAGGCCCGGACGATGGAGGCTGCCAACGCCGCCTTCGCCGCTTCGGATCGGCTGAAGGCCAGCGCCGACAAGGACGTGGCCGCCGCCAAGGAGGGCAGCGGCAAGGCGGGGCAATTCCTTGTGGATCTGGGCTACACCGGCACGCAGCTCCTGGCCGACACGGCGGCGAACGCCATCGCGCCGGGTGCGGGCATGGTATCCATGGCCAGCCGCGTATACGGCGACGCCTCCGCCGAGGCCCGGCGGGAGGGTAAGACAGCCGGGCAGCAGGCGTTGTCCGGTCTGAAGGGCGCCACCATTGAGGTGCTGACGGAAAAGCTGTTTGGCGGTCTCGCCAAGGCTTACGGCGCCGGTACGGCGGACGAGCTTGTGGAAAAAGTGGCCGACAAGCTGACCAAGACAGAAGCAGGCCAGCGGGCAGCTGTGTGGCTCATCAACTCCGGCGGTGAAGGCATTGAAGAAGTCGTTTCCGACGTGTTGAACCCGCTGGCGGACCGGGCACTGGGTCTGGACGACGGCACCGGGGCCATCTTCACAACGGACGACGCGGCGCAGATGGCCTATGATTTCCTGCTGGGCGGCACTATGGGGCTTATCGGCAGCAGCGGTCAGCTGCGGAGAGGGCGGACGGTGCAGATGCCGACGCTGGAGCGCACGCAGGACGCCGGTACGGTGGAAATGCCACAGTTTGCAACGGAACCGACGGCACAGGACGCGCAGACGGCACCGGGCGTAAACTTTGACGCCGAAACGCAGAACGCCGCAGAGAGGCTTACAGAGCCGAATACGGCGGCGGGGAAAATCACCATGCCGCGGGTGACGGATGCCGCAGGGAATACATACGCCCAGCGGCGGGCGGCGGCGACATTCAACGACGGCACCAAGAGCGATGCCGAGGGCGTTCTGAGCCTGCTGCGGTCCAACATCCCCGACATCGAGGGCGTGGAGCCCGTGGCCAACGTGACCGGCCAAGAGGTGGGGAAAACCGGCAGGGTGACAGACCGGGTGTATAACTTCTTTCAGAGCATTGGCGGGAAGGTGCGCCGCGAAGGCTTCGGCGACGTGCTGTTCTCCAAGTCGAAGGTAAAGAACAGCATGGTCGGACATGGGATCGGAGATGCAAAAATCGAGCTGGCGGCTGCCGTCCCCGGCGTAATAGAAAACGGTGTGCAGATCAACTACACACCGAACTGGAAGGGGAGAGGGTACGACAGCTATGTATTTGCTGCACCTGTGACCTATAAGGGCGCGAAAACGTATGTGACCGCGGTAGTCGTTAGGGATACGGCAAACCGCTACTATCTACACGAGGCGCTGGACGCGGAAGGGAATGTGCTTTACAGAAAAGCAGAGGGCTCCGATGTTGCATCAGACACGCCCGCGGCAGAACCGCGCAACCATGTAGCTAACATCGAGCCCTCTATTGACAGTATAGCACAAACGGAGGGAGCTGTCAACGAGGTGGAGATGCCGGTGATGGGGGAGAGTGCACCGAGCGCATTTGTGCGGGAGGGGAATATCATCCGGCGGGATACCTCTGAGGCGACGCCGGCAGATGCCATGACGTGGCAGGATGTGTACAACTACGAGAGCCGCAGCGACGCACCGGCAGAGGTGACACAGGAGCCTGTCTCCGCAGCGGACCGGGCGGAGATGGATGCCTATATGGACGCGCTGGCGCAGGATGAGAACATCCTCACAGATGATCCGTACACGCCGGCGGATGCCGTGTATGACGCGCAGCTCCGGCGGCTGCAGCAGAGCGAAGCACCTCCGGCGGCAGAGCGGGAACAGGTCTTGCAGGCCGACCTCGATGAGCTGGCCGACCTGTATGCAGACCAAGCGGACGTGATCGGCCGCAGAGAGTATTTGCAGGACGCGACCTCTGACATGGTCACGGACAAGACCACACCGAAAAAGCAGAGCAAGCGAGAGGCTGCCCGCGAAGCGTGGGACTTCTTCTACCGGAAGATGGTGGATGCCGGGCACAGCGTCACGAAGCTGTCTGAGGCGGTCAGCGATCCGTACCTGTATCAGTTCTACAACCAGGCACGGGCGTCGTCCTCTGCCGGGGTGAACATGATCACGGATGCCCAGACGGACGTGAGGGGCAGGAAGGTGGGGGACAGCCTCAACGATGTGTTCTCGCCCATCCGCGCAAGAGGGGAGGACCTCTACCACGACTTCCAGCTCTATATGTTCGACCTGCACAACATCGACCGCATGAGCCTGTCCGAGGGCAAGGCGGAAAAGGTGCTGGAGGCAAAAGCGGCGCTGCGCGACTTCGACACCGAGAACCCGGATATTCGGACGGACACCGCCGCCCAGCTCCACCGGCTGACGGAGGATCCGGATCCGGACATCGCGGCACTGGCGCGGGAGAGGGAACGGCTGCTGCGGAATTTGGACAAGGCAGAGGCCATACAGGACAAGCCTGTGTTCGACTACGAATTTTCCGCAGAGGACAGCCGGGCCCGCGCCGAAAGGCTGCTGGCGCAGCACCCGGAGTTCGCGGAGTACCAGGCGCAGGTGCGGAAGTACATTGACAATATGATGCAGTACCGGGTGGACAGCGGGCTTATGACACAGGAGAACGCGGACTTCCTCAAGGAGTTCTATCCCAACTATGTGCCCACCATGCGCGTGCAGGACAAGGACGCCGCGGGCCGGGGCCGGGATCTGAACGCGGTGCGTATCGGCAAGACAGTGGGCCGCGCACAGGGCGGCACGGAGCGCCTTGTGCCGCTGCATGAGGCGCTGGGCAAGCAGACGATGAAGGTCGTGCGCGAGGGAAGCAAAAACCGCTTCGCGGACCGGCTGCTGCGCGACTATCTCAGCACAGGCGACACGGACGCGGTAAACCGCTACGTCAAAGAGGCGAGCCAGTACGAGCATGAGTTCAACCCGGAGACACTGGACGATGCCGCCATCGAGAGGCCCAGCAAGGACAAGATCGTCACGGCCTATATGGATGGAAAGCTGTGGGAAATGACGGTGGACGACACGTTGTTCGACGCCGTGAAAGCGCTGTCGCCGGACACGGCGGAGAGCAATAAGCTGACGCGCGTAGCCCGCGGCGCCAACAACCTGTTCAAGTCGCTGGTAACAGGCTACAACCCGACATTCCTTGCCAGGAACGTGATCCGAGACCTGCAGACCGCGGGGCTCAACACGCGGGACGCTGCGGCGTTTGCACGAAACTATCCGCGGGCGCTGTCAGAGATAAAGAACAACGGGGAATACTGGCAGCTCTACAAGGCGCTGGGCGGCGTCTACTCCTCCGTGTTCGACTACACCACCGGAACCGTCAAAGAGCCGAAGGGCCGGATGGGCAAGGTGATGGCGCGAGTAGAGGCGCTGAACATGGCCGCGGAACAGGCACCGCGCCTGGCGGAGTTTATGGGCGTCATGCAGGAGGCGGAGGCCGCGAAGCAGCGGGGCGAAGCGGTAAGCGACCTCGCGGCCGAGGCGGACGCACTCTACGCCGCCGCGGATATCACCGTAAACTTCGGACGCTCCGGCTCGCTGGGCAAGGTGCTGAATGCCAACTATGTACCCTTCCTGAACCCCGGCGTGCAGGGCCTTGACAAGCTCGTCCGGCGGGTGACGGAGACCAAGGGCGCAAAGGAGTGGGCCAAGCTGGCGGCGCGGGCCGTGGCGCTGGGCATTGCTCCGTCCTTGCTGAACGCGCTGCTGTACCACGACGATGACGAGTGGGACGATCTGCGGGACAGCGACAAGGACACAAACTATATGTTCAAGCTGGGCAACGGCTACTGGCTGAAGATCCCGAAGGGACGCGAACTGTCCCTGCTGGGCATCACGGCGGACCGCGTGGCGGATGCGGTGAGGGGGGAGGACGTGGACATTCTCTCCACCATCAACACCATGGGCAACCAGGTCGCCCCGGCGAACCCGCTGACCAGCAACATCTTTTCCGCGCTCATCGACTCCCAGCTCCTCAACCCGGACAGTCCGGGGCGGACGTGGTACGGCGGAGACATTGAGAGCCAACGCCTGCAGAACTATGCACCGGGCGAGCGCTACGACAGCAGTACGGACGTGTTCTCCAAGGCCGTGGGCAAGGCGCTGGGCATCTCGCCGAAAAAGCTGAACTATGTGCTGGATCAGTACAGCGGCGTACTGGGCGATTTCCTCCTGCCGAAGCTGACACCGCAGGCCGAGCGCGGCATGTTTGAAAAGGCCTTCACGGTGGACGCCATGAGCAGCAACCGCGTAAGCGGCGACTTCTACGACGAGGCCAACGAACTGAAGTATGCCAAGAACGCCGGCGACGTGGCATCCGGCGTGGTGAGCCGCTGGTGGAACAAGCAGCAGACCGCCTGTTCCGACCTGTGGAAACAGATCCGCGAGGTGGAAGCGTCCACGGAGCTGTCCGACAGTGAGAAAAAGCAGCAGACGCGAGAGCTGAAGGCCATCGTGACCGGCATCCAGAAAAACGCCATCGCGCAGGAAGACGTGTTCCGTGCCGCTGTGGAAAGTCACCTTGCGGCCGGAGAGGATGAGGACACCGCGTACCGCGAGGCCAACAAGGACTGCTTCGGCGCCGAGTACGCCCTGCAGGTATACAACAAGGATGTATACGAGAGGGCACAGGACGCGAAGCAGAACGGCGTGTCTTATGACGACTTCTATACATACTACTTCGGAACGAAGGGTATCAAGGCCACCAGCACGGAGAGCGCCGTATCCCAGAAGTTCGATTATCTACAGCAGTCCGATATCAGCAAGGAAGCGCAGGCGGAGATCTATTTCGCGGATATGGCCAGCGACAAGACGCTGCTCACGCAGGCTGAGCTGGAAATGTCTGCGGGGATCACGGCGACGCAGTATTACAATTACAAGGCAGCCACGTCGTCCATGAGCAAGAAGGCCGAGAAGCTGGAGGTCATCGCGGCCATGGATCTGACCTCCGAGCAGAAGGACGCACTCTACTACTCGGAAGGGTGGGCCGAGAGCAAAATCTATGAAGCGCCGTGGTGGCGCACCGGCAGATCCGCGGGCGTGTCTATGCCGGTGCTGGGCGGCAGCGGCGTGACCATGCCTGTGCTGGGGAACCAGAGAAGCTCCGGCGTACAGATGCCGGTGCTGGGCGGCGGCACGGTGAAAATGCCGGTGCTGAAGTAAAGAAGGGCGCATAGAGAAGCCGGAGAGCTTAGGCTCTCCGGCTTTGTGTTTGCGAGACTAATTGCTCATCACTGGCTTTTCAACAATGGAACAGGAGGGGCACGCCTTGTACCCGTTGCTTAGGGCAAGCTCTGTATTGAATATCCAGTATCCGGCCGACAGGTCACATTTCGAGCAGGTGGGATCGCGGTGGTACATACGGCCGTTGGTGGGAACTACGCAGGCATTATTTGCGTAAAGGGAGAGAGTGTCAAGCTCGTCCCGCAGGCCCTTGATGGTAGACGACAGGTTCGATATGCTGATGCGTGCGTTGGCGCTGTTCTCCTGGGCATCAAGCAAGGCGGTGCGGCACTCTGAGTAGGAGACCTCCCGCGCAATGCTGATAGCCAGGGAAGCAAGCAGCGCGACGGAAAGGACGATGACTGCCACAGAAGGCCTGCGCTTGCGGCGCTTCTTAGGGGCTACGGCACGCCGGGGATCATAGCCGCAATCGCAAGGGGAGCCGGAATGGTTTAGACAACCGCAGGCCGGGCAGGTATACCATGTGTCCGTGATGGGCTCGTCTGGCACCTCGGTATAATCGACGTCGACAAAATCCATAGCGATACCTCCTTTATGGCCTTAGAATAAACGAGACATCGGAATTTGTCAAATGCTATAGCAATTCTTGTCCACATTCTGTCCACATTTTTTCAGAAAAGCACAGAAAAACGTGGCAAAAAGAGGAAACGGACAGAAAGCGACCATGTGGGAAAAGCCTTGTGGCACAAGGCTTACGGGGAAAATTTGATAAAACGTGGAAAGACATAAAAAACCGAAAAGGGCATGGGCAACAA